CTGATATTAGACTTGTCAATTCTTTAAAAGAAAGAGGTTTATTAGATTTTGAATTAGAGGATGGAGCTGAGATGACTGCAGAGTTGGCTGAGGAAATTCTTGAAGATGATTACGATAATAGAATTGCCAATCAAGTAGAAGACCTGTTTAAGGATTTACCTGATGAAGTTAAGAACATGAATAAGTTCATTATGCAAGGTGGTACAATGGCTGAATACATTCAGACCTTACAAAGTCAAAAGCCAGTAGGTGTGACAAGAGGTATGGATTTAACAGTTGAAGCTAACCAAGAAGCTATTGTAAGTAATCAGTTAAGGCAAGATGGCTTTGATGATGAGTATGTAAAAAGTCAACTTCAGTATTTAAAAGATTCTGGAATGCTTGAAAAAACTGCAAATACTCATTATGGCAAATGGGAAATTAAGGATAAAGCTGCACAGAAAGCTTTACTTGAATCTCAAGAAGCTCAAAGAAGAGCTGCAAAGGAACAAAAAAAGCAAGAAAAAAGAAATGTTTCAGATTATGTTAAAGGTACTGATAGTATCAAAGGCTTTAAGATATCTCGAAATGATAAAAAAGAATTACCAGGTTACATGACTGAGAAATCAGTAAAACTTGATAATGGGGCAGAGATGACACCAATGCATAGAGATTTATATGCTGCAATGTCAGACCCAGAAAATTCAGTACTATTGGCAAAACTATTAAGAAATGGTCTTGACTTTAAAAAGCTAAAGCAGGCGGCAGTTACTGAGAAAACTACAGACATTAAGAAAAATGTTAGAAGAAGTAATAATAGCACACCATCGGCATCTACTGGAGTTAGTTCACGCAAGACTTTAGCAGAATTATTAGCTGAATAAATAAAAACAAATAAAAATTATGGCATCATTAGGAAGTAAGTTAATTACTAAAGAAATGAGCTGGAATGCAAATATGACAGAGTTAAACCACTTAGGTGCAGCTCTTATTGCAGAACCAGCAAAATTGATGGGCAAAATGGATCAACTATTTACGTCCCAGAATTATTACTCTGACAACCCTTTATCATCTATGTTGATGGGGTCAAAAGTTGGAGAGGAGACAATTACCAGTACTGAATGGGAATGGGAATTGAAAGGAGCTAATACGAGACCTCTTGTAATTATAGAGAACGTATTGGATACTTCAATTACTAAACCAGGACAATACAATACTACATTCAAAATTAAATTGGATGAGAATTGGTATGTACCAGGTGATGTGTTAACTCCAGGAACATCTAACAAAAGATATCAAGTACGTGTTACTGATGAAGTTAGACGTAGTGGTGATGGTTACATCTACACTGTACAGTTAATGACTGATAACCCACAAGAATTCTTACCGTTAGCTTATTTAGCGGCAGGTACTCAATGGGCTAAGTTATTCTCTCAATATGAAGAAGCTGCTGAACAATCTGGTTCTACTCAGTTCTCTTTACCTATTGCGTTGAAAAACAAAATGTCTAAGTACAGAAAGAAGTACAAGATTACTGATTACGCTAACCAAGAAGTATTGTCTATGGCAATTCCTGATTCAAAAGGAAATTACCATGAGTCTTGGATGAAATATGCTGAGGTTGAATACTGGATGCAGTGGTACAGAGAATTAGAAAGAGGTTTCTGGTACTCAAGATCTACTGATAGAGTTATGGGTGCTACAGGAAGACCTGTAAAATCTGGACCAGGGTTACAAGAGCAATTAGAGGATTCTCATGTACACCACTATACTCACTTAACTGCAAAGTTAATTGAAGAGTATTTAATGGATATTTTCTATTCAAGAGTTAAACCAGGTGCTGGAAGACGTATCAAAGGTTATACTGGAGAATACGGTATGATGATGTTCCACAGAGCTATCCAAGATTGGATGAATAAATCAGGATTCATTAAGAATGTTGAGGTATTTACTAACAAAGTTTCTTCTGATATTCATGAGAATTCATTAGGAGCTGGTTACCAATTCACTAGATACTCAATGGCTAATGGTGCTGTACTTGAATTAGTACACAACCCATTATATGATGATAGACAAATTAACTTTGAGATTGACCCAGTTTCAGGATACCCTGTAGAGTCACAAAGAATTACATTCTTAGACTTCTCTGGAGAGAACTCAAATTCTTCTAACATCAAATTAATGAATAAGAAAGATTCTGAATCTTTTGGTTACATTGAAGGTTTAGTAGGTCCTTATGGTCCTAAAAAAGGAGGAACAATGGCACACTCTGGTTCTTATTATGAAATGCACGTAGAGAAATCTTGTGGTGTTCATGTTAAGGATATTACTAAGTGTGGAGAATTAATCTTGTCAAGAGGTTAATCCTAATACAAAATATAGTATATTTGCATGGGGAGTAAATGCCCCATGCATTTTTTTAAAAATTAGAAATAAATACAACAGAAGAGTATGAGCAAAATAGAAGTAAGGCCAATTGATAGACATAAGTGGCATGGTAAAACTGGAGAAGATAGCTTCACTAGAGATAAGAAAATTCAAGCCCTTGTAGGTGAGGATATGAAATACCAAACTGGGTTGACTGAAGAGGACATAGCTTTTTTAACTAAAAGTGGATTTAAAGGGGACTTATCAGACAACTATAATCCGGATGAACCACACCCATATTGGGATAGTAAATCTGGAGTAGTAAATTTAAAAAATGCAACTGCAATATATGATACTTCAAAACCACTTGACTTAATTAAAGTGGCAATTATGAGAGGATCTAAATTTGTAGCTAATTCAACAAAAGAATATGAAGCAGGGGAATTCCCAAATGCCACTCATGTTATTTTTAATGAAGCAGAAGAGGTTGAGATTAAAGCTTCAAGAGTAGCAACTAGAAATAATGCTATTATTAAAGCGAGTCAAATTTCAACTCAAAGAAAGAAACAAATTATTAACATACTTGCAGGTAAAGACTGTACAGGTAAATCTGATAAGTATGTAGAAGTAGAGTTATCAAAATTAACTGAAGACAAAGCAAAAGAAGTTTTAAGAATGCTTGAGATTCCAGTTGAGACAACAGAGGCTCATGACTTTATATTAAAATGTTTGAAGGCAAATATCTTCAAAAAGAAAGGGCACAAGTATTGGTACTATGAGTCTATGCTAGGAGAAGATATGGAAGCTGTGATTAGATATGTAAATGATGATGAAAACAATGAGTGGAGACTCAAGTTGGAAGCAAAATTGAACAAAGATTAAATTAGATTATTATGACTATTGCGGATATGCATTATGATTTTAAACAGAAAATCAACAAAATTGATTCTCAACAATACAGGAATTTAAAGATTCCTGAAATTGATTGGAAATTAAATGAAGGTTATAGACTGTTTATAAAGATGGTAGCAGAGCCTCGAATCAAAAACCATATGGGATTTGAAGTTAGTCAAAGAAATATAGATGATATTCGCACACTGGTTGTAAACAGCAACTGTGTGGCTATCACTAACAATATTGCAACTTTACCAGATAACTATATGCACTTTGTAGGTGCTGAGGTTGTCATGGAAAAAGGCAACTGTACTGAGGTTAGAGGAAAATTTCATGTTAAACAACATGATGATGAATTTGAACTTAGTCCTTTTGACAAGTCTTCATTTGAATGGAGAACTGTTAATGGGGTATTTTTTGAAGATGGTGTGAAATTTTCAACAGATGGCACGTTTACCTTAAGCCAGTTTTGCTTAAGCTACATTAGAATTCCGGCATATATCCACAATGCTATAGGGTTTAATGCTGCTGGGTATAATATGCCAAATGGAACTTTATTGACAGGTACTCAGGATTGTGAACTCCCTGAGCATACTCATAGAGAAATTGTGGACTTAGCTGTGTTGATAGCAACAGGTGACTTACAGATTGCGGATTATCAAGTGAAAGCAGCAAAATTAAACATGAATAAATTAAGTTAAAAAAATCAAAATTATGAGTATTAACAATGATGTGAATCAAGTCTTAGTAACTAAAGATAACCAAGAATTGGTTGCTTCAGGTGGGACTTTAGATTCAATTTTACCAGGTCAATTAGGAGTTTTTGATGCTGACACAAATTTAGCAATCAATGCTACAAACAACTCAAGAAACATTTACTTAGCGGTAGGTGTTAATAGAGCAGGAGGAGCTGTTTCAGATGACATTAATAAGTCTGCTGGACAATTGATCCAATTAAGCAAATTACGTTTCTTAAACTTCAGACCTCACACACCAGGAGCTGCAATGGTTATAGAAATCGCAGGGTACACAGGTGCTTCTGATACTGATTATGCTATTCGCCTAGAATTCAGAAATCAAGAGATTTATAGACGAATTGGTTACAACCAGTTCACACATACTTACTCTATTAAATTACCTTGTCAAGAATGTGTGTCTTGTGGAGAAGTAGATGCAAATCTTATTACTTCATTAATGGTTGAGGCTATGAATGCAGATGATAAAGGTTTAATTGTTGCAGAGGCAATTGCTAAAGAGGCTATTACAGCAGCTACGCATGGAACTTCTGTTGATTATGCTATTGGAGATGTAATTTCTGAAGCTGATTTAGCAGCGATTTCTGTATTTAATGCAGCACAACCAGATTCAAGTACACACTTAGCAACTGGAATTAGAGTTACAACTAATCCAACAGCAGTGAATAGCTATTGTGCTATTAACTTGAAATACTACTGGCCTAGACAAACAAATGTACTTGCTTCTTTAGTTGAGGGATTTGATTGTTCTGGAACTGTTACTGTTGTAAATGAGACAGTATTTGAAGAAGGTAGTGGTTATGACTTGAAAGAGTTAGAATACAAAGCTGGTGGTTGGAATGGAAAATCTGGGCCATACAGAAAAAGTTCTGTTTATGGGTTAGCTTCAAACGATATCGAATACTTTGCAGATGCTGCAGTTAAGTATGATAAGTTTGCA